TGAGCACAACATCTTGATGCACCCATTCCATATGGCTGGTGTAGCAGGCATGTTCGGTGGAGCATTGTTCTCTGCTATGCATGGCTCACTGGTTACATCTTCACTTATTCGTGAAACTACAGGACTTGATTCACAGAACTATGGCTACAAGTTTGGACAAGAAGAAGAGACATACAACATCGTTGCAGCCCACGGCTACTTCGGTCGTCTCATCTTCCAATACGCATCCTTTAACAACTCTCGTAGTCTTCACTTCTTTCTCGCTTCTTGGCCTGTTATCTGCGTATGGCTTACCTCAATGGGTATATGCACCATGGCCTTCAACCTAAATGGATTTAATTTTAATCAATCGGTTGTAGACTCAAGTGGTAAAGTCGTACCTACTTGGGGCGACGTATTGAACCGCGCAAATCTCGGTATGGAAGTAATGCATGAGCGTAATGCTCATAACTTCCCTCTAGATCTAGCTTCTGCTTCTTCTAGCGAAATAGCTTTAACTGCTCCGGCAATTGGCTAACTGAGTGTTTATCGCCCCGCTCATGCGGGGCTTAACCCTATGATGTTACCTAAGAACGTTAATCTACCTGCAAGAGATTTAGACAATCGTCCTAACTCTCCTTCCCTTTATCAACAATCTCAAGTCACACAGCAAGGTCTTCAGAACGAAGCTGCTAATACTAAAACAGCATTAGCGCAAGACCAAACCTCTGCAATCAGAGAAGCTGGATTACAGGCGACAGAAGATTCTGCGGCAAATAAAGCTGCTTCTGATTTCCTTAATTACAAAATTACTGAATTACAAACAAGGAAAAATCTAGATCCTATTAAATCTAAAGTTGAACTTGCAATAATGGCTCAGCAAAATCCTGAAGCATTAGCAGGATTGTTGGCATAGTATTAAATATATCTATACACACATAAGTCCATGAGACTAGCTGGTAGCGATGAAATCTATAAGTCGTTATCAGATGTTCCTGACGTCGACGATAGTAGCGCTGATCAGCCAATAGACAAGTTTGAGTCGTTCATATCGACTTATGAACTTCTGGTGTCAAAAGGATTCAGCGAGCAAGCTGCAGAAAAAACTGCTATAGCAATGGTAGAAGGCAAGGAGCCCATGGCTCAGCCGACATTACGCTTCGCTCAAATTTATGGTGATACATCCAAAGACACTCGAGCTAGCAGCCAATCTGATTGAAAAATTTGAAGGCAGTGAAGCTTCCTCTTATTTAGATCCTGTAGGGGTTCCTACTATTTGTACAGGAATGACTCGCTATTCCAATGGAGAGTCAGTGAGGATGGGCGATATATGCAAACCTGCAATTTGTCATCAGTACACAATAGAGACTCTTCAAAGAGAATCGAAAGGATTAGTAAGTCGAGTTCCGAAATGGGGAGAGCTTGGACATAAGAGGCAAGCATCTTTATTGAGTTTTGCTTGGAATATGGGTTTTGACTTCGACAAATCTAGTCATTTCACTGAAATTTGCCAAATACTAGAGGCAGGTAGCAGAAACCCGCAGATATACCAAGAATTGAGTAGAGAATTACTGAAATACACAACAATCAACGGGAATTTATCTCAAGCTTTAGAGAATCGTCGCAAGATTGAAGGTGAATTATGGGATAAAGAGAGTATTGGCCCATTATCAATGCAATGTCGCAAGCATACTTACCTTAAGAAAGCGGTATTAGACCCTATATGGTTGTCGGATGAAGCGAGATTGGTATTTGACGAGGATGAGGTAGTAGATGTTTGGAAAGTCCAAGAGATTCCAAATGATTTACATAACTGGGTTTGGATATCAGGTAGTGACAAGAAGTGGGCAGCATACATGCCTGACTGGGAGTTTACTGGCACAACAATATCCGATAATCCAATTGTTGATTGGCATGATATGAGTTATTGCCTAGGAAAATACTTAACAGTCGGAGAATTATTGCAATATGACCCTCGAAAAGCTCCTGAGAGGGGCAGCAGAGAAGAGGAGAGCCTGATAACACTTGCACGTGAATTCAATATCATCAGAGAGGCTTGGAACGGCTATATAGGTGTAGCGGGAGGATTTAGACCTGAACCATATAACAGAGAAATGGGAGAACCATCTGGATCTGCTTATGAACAAGGTAAGGCCTTGGATTTATATCCAGTTGATTACGAACACGAACATTTCTTCCAATGGTTAAAGTCCAGATGGAAGGGAGGTTACAAATACAACTCAGATGCTGGAATTATCTCTATCGATATGCTTAACAACGGTTGTTTTTCAGGGATTAGATGACCTTAACAGCCATCGCTCCACTATTGAACTGAACTGTATCTCCTAATTGGACTTCTACGTTAGTCGTTAATGTTCCTGAAGCTAAGAAGTTACCTGCACTACTTGTATCCCACAGTCCAAAATGTGAAATTGTAAGAGGACTAGAATTTTGAGCACTAGTCGTCATTTGGCTAACCATTGAGTTAGTTATTTCATACCCTCCTCCAGAAGCGGCTCCCACTGAACTGAAGGCAGTACTTGCTATAGATACTCTCGTAGCTACGCCCCTAACAGATGCTGTTACGTCGTTATTCGTCCCTGCAGTACCAGGATCTGCTGTATGCAGCGAGACGTATACGTTCGACAGTGCTGAAGGGAAGGTTGAGTTCTTTACCCAGCTCAGAATCTTGGTTGCAAGATATTGAGAAAATGCCATGCTTGCTTTAGTTCTTCATCTATATTCTGACAGTAGCTAAGACCTTAAGGACCGTAACCACCACCAGGGGTCGTAACATTTAGTGTAGCTGTATTAGCACTCGAACCGGAAGCTGTTCCACCAATTCTCCAAGTTGCTTTCAATCTTCCGTAGTTAATATTCCGTAAGGTTGCAGTACCTCTCATAATGGCTATTTCAGCGTAAGAAGCACTTTGACCTTCTGCAAAGCCTGCTAACGGCTTAATAAGAGCTTTAGGCAGTAATGTGAGCGTTGAATCGGAGGTTCCAGATGCTAATCCAAACATCTTGATCAATCCAATTCTTCCTGATAAGTGAATCGAACCTGACGCTTCACCGTCTATCAGAACATATCGAATAACTTGAACGCCTATCTGAAATGGCAGCTTTTGCCATTGAGAATTGCTAACTGTGAAATAATAAGTTCCTTGAGGTAGCTGTAAGTTCGCTTCTATTGGAATAGTATTGATAATTTCATTTAAATAACCAAAACCAGCCGTAGTACGTTGAACTGGCTTGCGGTCAGAGTCGAGGAGTCCAACGCTGATATATTTATCTTTATGCTTATGAACGTCTTGTTTGGTTAAACGTAAATCAGACTCCCCCAGTGTTGTAACTTTAAAATAAAGAGTATTAGCTCCTACCTCAGATCCGACCGTTCCAGTAATAGTTGTATTGAGGTTTACGACTGTTCCAAGATCTCTAGCTTTAGAAAAGGAATTATATTTAACATGCTCGGGTCGCAAGAAAGATGCAGAGGTCTTATCACTTCCTCCGTAAGCACCTGTCAGTTTATTGATTGAATTAGTGACTGAGGTCACTTATAAAAAAGATAAGGCTCGATTATATCTTAGGTAAAAAAGAAATGCCAGGTGCTACGCACGCTAGCTAAACGCACGATCAGTCGTTTAGTGGATGAAGGAAACTACAAAAACTTCAACCCCTGGCAGTGATTAGGTCCCTACCGCAGTTCTTTTTCGGGACATTTTATTGTACGTATTTTTAGGTAAATGTACATTAATGATTTCTAATAATAATCTTAAGCCTTGACGTGATAAGCAAATCTCAATAGTTGAGAGTTGATTAGCATGCGGAGTTGCTTGGATTCCCAGTGAATTTAAATAATCAGAGATGTTTTGATACTCTTCAGGAGAATATCTACCTCGAAGGGAACCTCTCAAACCGTTCACTCTACCTTGGTCCAACCAAAGATATGCCAAACCTTTTGTACCAGTTATCTCTAAAACGTTTGGTGAAATATAGCGATGATCTCGAGGATACAGTAATTCATAGGCTCGATATAGCTGATCCCCGTGAAAACGAAAGCGTTCCTTATCGTAATAAGAATTAGTAGCTAATCGATCTTGATAAAAATCAATAGGCCCTTCGTGTAATTCTTTCAGCAGTTTGAGTTGATATTTAAGAAAACTCCTCTCTGTTTCCGATCTCACTACTTCCAACCATGGACGCTTCCTCTTCCCTTTGAGTGCTATCTTGCCTTTCCCTAAACTGCAACTCAGTGCGTGCGTTACGAATTGAGTTGACATCCCATTGCTCTCCTAGGAAAAGATGTTTTCTACTGTTAGGGGCATATTGTTGCAATGCTGCTTGTATCTTCTGTGTCTGATTTAAATCAAACCTTAACCTAGGCTTGACGTAATTATCTTCGATAGTAGAAGAAGCACCTGTCAACATATTGAGCCAAGCAGAGAATAATAGAGCCTCCTCATTAGTACTACCGACTCTCGTCAAAGAGAATGATTGATCGTCTCTTAAACGAGCTCCTTCTGCCCATAACCACGCAGCTGCTTGAGCACCTAGCAAATCTAACGTAGTAGCTGTGATTTGTCGCTCACCTATTGGATATAAAAGGTTATAAATAGGACGTAATTTATTTGTTGACACTCTAAATCTCAATATGGGAGTTGTCTTCCCATTTGACCTAGGCGTGGTTCTATAGGGCACAATTTGAGCTTTAGTGTGAATAAAATTCCGAAATTCTTGTACTTTTTCTTCTAAAAAAGCAGATTCAGATGCTCCTGCGGTCAAGGTTAATTGTATATAACCTCCGCCAGGAGTGCGATACGGGACGAGGCTGCCATCTCCTATCAGCAGTCCAAGCAGTCCTCGAACGTCGATTACGTCCAATGTTTCTCCCTATACATACTCTCTATAGTAGTTAATAGCACGATAAATGTCGTGTTTTGTTCACTATAAGTTTTCGGAGTTAGAAATCCCCAATGTGGATTGATAATGATTTCCCAAAACTGTTAGGTGCGGAGCTTTATAGGCCCCATCCCGGTTATATCATCGAGATGGCTGTAGAGCCTGTAGTGGTACACGATTTTGCTAAACAGCCCGGACAAACGGTCCAGCTCGATAGGTATCGCTTCTGGGGAAATCCTGGTAATAAGGATTCCAGAGAGCGTACAGCAGATCAGACACTAGGTACAGCATCTAGCAGAAATATCGTTAAGGATAAAGTACTTGTCAACTTGAAAGAGTATACAGGTCCTGCAGATCCTACCGATGCAACTTCTCCTTCAACCTTCAAGGTTGCTCGTGAGACATTGCTAACAGCTCAGAGATTGCTACTTGATACCGGCAACCTTAACGTTTTTCATCAGAGTATAGGTAGTCTTACTCTTTTAGACGACTACAGGCGTTGGCGTGACAGAGTTTTCGCAGACGAGCTATTTAAAGCAGAAGCTAACGGAAACGCATCTGACAGCCAGGGTGGTTACTACTTCCCAGGTGGTTCAGCTAAAGCAGCAGCAGCTCCATTCTTCACATATGGTGCAGGCGTCTCAGCTAAGTTCGACGTAAAGACTGACTTACTGCAAGTTGTAAAAGACATGCGTAAGCGTAACGTTCCAACTTTTAGCGACGGCTACTACAGATGTATTGCTGATCCAACAGCAATGATGCATCTTCGCCAAAACGACGCATTCAGAGAGATAGCTCGCTATGCAGGAAACGGCATGGTGAATCCTATGTCTCCTGAACAGGCACCTAATGCCAACTTCTTCCAAGGTATGGGTCCAGCTTACGGACAAGCTGGTTTCGTAGCCGGTCAG